ATACCGCCTGCTGCAATGCCTTGTGCAGGATGCCGTGGATGTTTTTGATGGACTTTGCCGACAGAGGCGGCTTTCCGTCGCGCTCCTCATAGAGAGAATTGTAAAACCGCTGAATCGTATGGGGTTCCAGCCTGTCTATCCGCACACTGCCCAGCGCAGGACGAATATAGAGCTTTGCCTGTCGCTGATACAGGTAAGCGGTAGATGGCTTTACGCCTGTTAGGTAATCCCTCAGCCAGATGTCTAGCCACTCGTCCAGCGTCATGCGGCATGGCTCCATATACGTCCCGTCATCGATCTCCGCTGTGATGGCGGTGAGCTTTTGGCGGACTTCTTTCTGCGTCTTGCCGTAAACCGATTTTTGTATCTGCTTTCCCGTCTTGGGATCAATGCCGAGGGTGTAGCGTGCCTCCCAGCGTCCGTCTGAACGCTTGCGGATGGTGCCGCCGCCCTTGGCGTTTTTTGTTGCCTTGGTCGTCAAAATAACCTCCTGTTCCTCTGAAATATAAAACGATCAGTCAGTCCGTTGTTTTATCGCTGCTTGTCGCTGTCCAGCCATGCCACAAAGTCCTCCAGGGACAGCTTGCCGCCGGTACACAGATCGCGCTTCTTGCGCGCCTCCTTCGACCATGCGGTGAACTCCGCCTTGGTCATCGTCCCATACCGTACACGGGCGTTGTGGGCCTTGTAGGAGCGTGTAAACTCCTTGGTGGCCGGGTTCCTCATCTGGCGGCTCTGATACTGCACCACCGCGCCCATCTGCCGGCAGGTCTTTTCCGAGCCGTCCATCCGCCGTGTGCAGTACTCCTGCGTGATGTTGCCGGTCACCACGAAGTATCTGCCGCAGTTCTTGCACTTATGGATCACCAGCGGCAGACGCAGACAGTAGGCTTTCAAGTAGTTGTAGAGGTCACGCAGCGTATGGGGATACAGCACCTCCCGCAGCGCGGTCGTCATCCGCCGCTGCCGCAGCATTTCTACGCTGTAGTTATAGGCGCTGTCGTAGGCAGGATGGTCAAGAATAATCTCCTCCGTGGCCAACTCACCATAGCGCATATTATCAAAGCAGAGCGCCGCGTCGTAGTGTGCCTCCCGATACCGTTCCGCTGTGGAATAGTCCGACTTATAGCGGTCATCCAGACACACCTCCACCAATGCCTTGGCATCGCGGACGATTCTCTCAAAGTCCGTGTCAAATCGCAGCAGTTCCGCCGTATCGGCGGAGGGCTCCGCTTCCAGATCGCTCAATTCCTTGACCAGCATCCCAAAGAAGGGATGCACCTCGCAAAGCGGCATCGCCAGCTCCAAGAGCCTTTTCCATGCGGCTTCGTCCTTGTCAGCGCTCACCAGCTTTTGAATCTCGGAAAGAACGCAATAGGCGTCATAGAAATCCGTATCGTACAGGTCGATCAGGCACTGCCCTACATCCTGCGTTTTCTCCAGAATCGTCCTGCGCTGCCCCAGCGTATTACTGTACAGCGTAAAGCACTCCTTGCGCTCCGGTGTGATGTAATGCCGGAACTCCATGTGTTCGGGAAAGATCATGACTGCCCTCCTGTTAGATACATCATAACAAGTTCACAAAATAATCTATTGACTTTTGCGTACCTGTATTATACAATCATAGCATAATAGTTACATTGTGTATTATAGTCCGTATAGTCCATGATGTCAACTAAAATTTTAAGGAGGTCTTGTATGAACAACAACTACGACAACCTGCCGGCGGTGCTGAACGCCAATCAGCTGGCGACGGCATTGGGCATCTCCCGCGTAGGAGCCTACCAGCTGCTCAACACCGGCACATTCCCTACGCTGCGGATCGGCAAGCGGCTGCTGGTGCCGAAGGATAAGCTCGTCGAATGGATCGAGCAGAACACCGGAGGCGTCAATGGGGACTGAAAAAGAAACGACTGCCCCGATTCCATCTGTTGCACCAGATGGGGAGCAGCCGTTCGCGCTTACACGCAATGACAGTATACCATTTACAGAGGAAAAGAACAAGTCGTCTGGCGGGATGTCCGTGATCTCCATGCCGAAGCTGATGGGGATACGGTTTCCTGTCAAACCAGCTGTGATCGAAGGGCTGCTGCCGGTGGGGACATACCTCCTCGCCGGTGCGCCCAAGGTCGGCAAGTCCTTCTTCGTTTTGCAGATGGCTTATCGGGTCAGCACAGGCGGTACATTTCTCGACTGTCCCGTCCACCCAGGCA